AGTCGCTCAAGCGTATGTTTACGCTGCTGGGCACCCCGGACACCTGGACCGAACCTGTGAAGATCAAGCCCGTGCTGATTAGCACCAAGAAGGGCCAGGTCCTGTCCCTGAACCTGGTTTAATTTGACCGGTGGCCGCAGCACTTGGGTGCTGCGGCCTTATTTGTTAGGAGAGCACCATGAAACGTGACAACAAAGCTATACTGCTAGATAGTGACGACCCCATTGAGGGCCTTGCAATGGCCATTGTATATAGCGGAGTGGTCGAAAGGGACGCAAAGTTTTTTTGTTCCGACTGGGCCAAGGCTCTTTTTAGGTATCTTGGCATTGAAACAGATCCCCTAGACTGGTATCTGATGATTCTTGACAGAAAGGAACGTGAGAAGCATGGCAGCAGGCGCAGCTAAAGCAAGGGCAACCCTTAAATATGACGCGGAACTATATACCCCGTATGCCCTGGAATCCTGGCCAGACAGCGAGATGCGTAAAGAGTACACGCGATTACGCGACATTGCACAAAAGCGCCTCAAGCGTTTGTCAAAAGACCCGATCAGCAGCACGAGTGATATTTATAAGGAATTCGCCGGAGGATTTCCGACCATCAAAGCCATGCGCGGAGATCGCAAAGCGCTTGAACAAGCCCTTGCCGATGTCGCGCGATTTGTCCGCTCCAAAGGGTCCACCGTGGGCGGCGCCCGTGAGGAATTCGCGGCAAAAATGAAAGTCGGGGGCATTGACGTGTCCGAGGTCCCAGAAGATCAGTACACGGCCCTGTCAGAATGGTGGGAGATCGTCAAAGCCTCCGGTGTGTACTATTACCCGTCAGATCAGCCCGTCATGTACTGGCGGGAAAAAGGCGGCTATAATGTCAGCATTGATGATTTTGTCAAATGGCAGCAAGGCGAGGTTAGTTATGGCAAAGACTGGGAATACAGCGACGGCAGCAGCTCCGCCGACTTGCGCGGAGGTTTTGGTGGAGGCTTGTAATTACAACCCCGTGCCCTGGCTCATGGAGCACTTGGATTGCAAGCACACGAGGGGCAAAAAGCGCAAGACCAACAAAAAGCGGTTATATGTCAATATGCCGTGTGCGTTTGATATCGAAACCAGCCGAGTTTGTACCGACGTTGACGGCAACCCCCACACAATCATGTATATCTGGCAATGTCAGCTAGGCCTAGATATCACCATTATAGGCCGCACCTGGGATGAATGGTTACATTTTACGGACGCGATCAGCGACTACTTGCGGGCCAATAGTGGGCCTCAAGGTGCCTGGTATCTCTGTATGTATGTACACAACCTGGCGCATGAATTTCAGTACCTTTCCGGGGTCATGGATTTTGGCCCCGGTGATGTGTTTGCCAGCAAGCCCCGGCGAGTGCTGAAATGCGACAACCGCGCCATAGAATACCGGTGCAGTATGCGGCATAGCAACTTGTCACTGGATGCTTGGGGCAAACAGCTTGGTGCACCTCACGCAAAATTAACAGGTGCCCTTGACTACTCAAAAGTCCGGTATCCCTGGACCCCATTATCATCCACAGAATTGGCATACTGTATCAATGATGTGCGGTGCATTGTGGAGTGCCTGTTGATCGAGATGGAGCGCGACGGTGACGACCTGTACACTCTGCCATTGACGCGCACCGGCTACGTCCGGCGCATGGCCCGGCAGGCAATGTATAAATGGGGTATCAGCAGGGTCAAGCGTTTGTTGCCAACCTGGGAACTATACCAGATGTTACGCGAGGCATTTCGAGGCGGTGACACCCACGCCAACCGGTATTATGTCGGCCTTCATCTGGAAAACGTCGGGTCCGTCGACATGTCGAGTGCCTATCCTGCCGTGCAATGCGAATGCTATTTCCCAATGACCCCATTTCGGCAGGAACCAGCGACGGTGCAGCGACTCATGCAATGTATGCGGCACGGCAAAGCCTGCCTGATGCGCCTGCAGATCAAAGGATTACGTCAACGGTTTAAGTGGTGGGGATTCCCCTATATCCCGCTTGCAAAGGTCCGTCACTGTGAAGGGTATGTAAATGACAATGGCCGCCTGCTGTCCGCAGATCATTTTGAGATCACCATAACCGATATTGATTTTAGGATTATTGCCAAAGAGTACGACTGGGATGCCCTTAATGTGCTGGACCTGTACACATCCGACTATGGCAAGCTGCCCGCACCCTTGACAGATTGTGTCAAAGAGAGCTACACCGGCAAGACATCCCTTAAAGGTGTAGCCGGTCAAGATTTGTACTACGTCAAAGCCAAAGGCGACTTAAACAGCTATTACGGCATGACAGCACAAGATCCGCTGCAGCTGGACACGCTTTTTGACGAGGACGACCCGGACAACCTATGGAGCGAGTGCACCGACGACCCAGAGGGCAGTTACAACGACCACTGCCCGCACCTGTTTTTGCCGTATCAATGGGGTGTGTGGACCACGGCCCACACACGCAAACGCCTCAAGATCGCACAATGGGCAGCAGGCAAAAATGGTGTGTACTGTGATACTGACAGCGTCAAATACATGGGCGACATTGACCTAACAGATTTTAACAAGGCCGTGAAACAGCTGGCAAAAGATAACGGTGCCTGTGCTACAGACCCCAAGGGGCATATACATTATATGGGCGTGTACGAACAGGAACACAGTTACGCGGAGTTTATGACCTGGGGTGCCAAAAAATACGCCACCACCTACACCAAGGGCGGCAGGATTACTACCACAATAGCCGGTGTCAGCAAGCGCAAAGGCGGGCTGGAATTGGCCCTTTGGGGTGGTTTTGATGCCTTTAAGCCAGGTTTTACGTTTTGCCTTGCGGCTGGCAACCAGGTTATATATAATGATCGCCCACAGGTGCCAGATTTTGTGGTGGATGGTCACACGGTACACATAACGAGAAACCTATGTATTTGTGATAATACCTACACCCTGGGTATTACCGATGAATACGCCAAGATACTGGGGTATAAGATCATGGAGGTAGTTTGAAAAAATGAAAATATTAGTCGCATGTGAAGAATCGCAAGCTGTCTGTAAAGCGTTCAGAGCCCGCGGGCATGAAGCATACAGTGCAGATATCCAAGAGCCCTCCGGCGGGCATCCGGAATGGCATATACAAGATGATGTGCGGAAGTTTATAAATCCGGAGGTTTTATTTCCGGGTGAGTTGCCGGGCATCCAGTTTTTTACCATGAATAATGATTACCATTGTTTTCCGGGAACGTGGGACATGATTATAGCATTCCCGCCTTGCACATATATGACCAATGCCGGGGCTGTACGGATGAGGGTAGAAGGTCAGATCGTGCAAGAGCGGTACAACAAAGCCATGGAGGCCAAAGCGTTTTTTATGCAGTTTTATAATGCCGAATGCCCCAGAATTGCCATTGAAAACCCCACCCCCATGAAAATTATCAATCTGCCTGAATACACGCAGGCAATACAGCCATACCAGTTTGGGCACCCATACAGCAAACGCACCTGCCTATGGCTGAAAAATCTTCCACCTTTGCGGCCGACCAAGATCCTTGCCTCACATGAGCCATACGTAAACGGCGGCTGCAAAGATGCTCACGGAAATTACCGGAAATTTCAAGGTCGCAAAGAGAGGGACCCTAAAATACGAAGCAAAACGTTTCCAGGCATTGCCGCAGCTATGGCAGATCAATGGGGGTGCTTGCTGCATGATTAAGCTATACACAGACGAGGGCTGGCCCAATTTTTCGGAGGATGACGGCATTCTATCCACCGGGGCCCCTATCATATTTATTTGGGGTGGGCGCGGCACCGGCAAAACATACGGAGCACTAAAGCACGTACATGAAGAAGAGGAAGAGTTTTTATATTTGCGCCGCACGCCGCAGCAGGCGGAGTTGATTTGTTCCTCTCCGCTTATGTGGCCATGGTCCCCGCTGAACAACGACTTGCAAACACATTATGCGCCTTTCAAAATGTCCAAAATTGCTGGCATGTACGAGGTGGGCAATGCCGGGGCCTATACTGACACCGGGGTTCCTATTCGACCGGCGCAGATGTCGGGCGTGCTGGGCAATGTCGTCACAATGGCCCGCACCCGTGGCTTTTCGAGCCCCAACACCGATATTATCATTTTGGATGAGTACCAAAAAGAAGAATCCGACTATTACCGGCGCGGTGAGGGTGTGGGCCTGGCGAACATATACGAAACGGTCAACCGTAACCGAGAATTGCAAGGGCAAAAACCCATTACGCTGTTGTGCATGTCAAATGCCGTGGGCATGGCGAACCCTTACTATATGCAATGGGATATTACCGACACGGTGGAAAAGATGATCGGCAAGAAAGAGCGCGTCAAGCTGCTGAAAGACAAGGGCATTTTGCTGATTGATTTGGTGGATAGCCCCATTGCAAAGGAAAAAGCAAATACGGCCCTGTACCGGTCCATGAGCGGCACCGACTTTTACCGGTCAGCGATTGAAAACCAGTACAGCGCGGAGGAAAAAAGCCTTGTGGCGTCCCGCCCCTTGCGCGAATATTACCCACTTGTGCAGATCGGCAGGTGCTGTATCTACGAGCATAAAAGCAAGCCCGTATATTATGTATGCCGGCACCGCTCCGGCGAAATGCCCACATATGGCACCGGCGACTATGAGCGAAAACGATTCCGGGCCGCGTATGGGTATATCTGGCCGGCGTACCTGCAAAGGCAGATCGAATTCGAACGATATTCGGATGAAATATTTTTCCGGGAGTATTGCAGCACCACTTGATTTTTCCCAACAATCGAATATAATAAAGATAATCCCCGGTGCCCAAAGGCAGCCCCCAGAAGGGGCGGGCAGGCGTCAGCCAGCGCAAGAACCGGGGATTTTATTCTATTCACATTTATTTGGAGGTGCACAAAATGGATGCTAACACTGTGATTCAGGCTATTTCCAACGTGGGCTTTCCCATTGCAGCTTTTCTGCTAATGTGGTATCAGTGCAATACGGTGGTCAAAGAAAATACGGCTGCTATCACTGAAATGCGTGTTGCCTTGGACGACATCAAGAAAGGCTGACCGCCATGAACTGCTATATCATTTTTGCCCAGTCGCTCACAAACGAACGTGCATATTTGCTGGCTGAACTGTGCACCCGTCTGGGCCTGGGCTACTACAGTGACTGGGCCAACGATGCCCACACGCAGCAGTGTTGCGCTGTGGGCCCTGTCACCAAAGGCGACAAAGACCAGGTAGTCAAGTGCCTGGCCCATGACACTTACGTTATTATGGAGGCGACCAAAGTTGAAAATCAGTGAAAAAGCGGCCCTTGCTATGGCAGGCTACACCAAAGCCGAGATCGAAGCCATGGACAAGCCCATGCAGCCGACCCCGGCAGCTGTCCAGAATCCTGCTATCCCGCAGCAGGTCCCGCCGTTGGCGGCTCCGCCCGCCATGCAGATCACGCAGCCCGCACCGCAGCCCGCGCAGCCGAGCGGCCAGTATGATGGCCTTGAGGCTCTGCTGCAGCAGATTTTGCAGGGGCAGCAGTCCACCACTCAGGCAATGCAGACCATGACCCAGACCATGCAGGCCAATGCACTGGGCCTTGGTATCCAGCAGCAGCCTGCCGCCGATGCCAGCACGGTAACGGCGCGTATCATCGACCCCACTTATGGAAAGGAAGTGAAATAATATGCCGCTTGGTATGAATTTTGCGGATATCGCCGCGATTTTGACCGAGATCAACAAAATGGCCACCGGCCAGGAACCCACGTCGCCCATCGTGGACACGTCCAGTTTTGTGTCTGTCGCGCAGGCCACTTTGCTGACCGGCCCCGACAACTACACCAAAGCAATCAGCCAGGTGCTGGGCCGCACTATTTTTGCGGTCAGACCCTATGACGCGCCGATGAAGCGCCTGCAGGTTACTGGCGACGACTGGACAAACCACGTCCGCAAGATCAATTTCTGCGATTCCGACCCCGTGACGGACAAAGCGTGGGCCTTGGAAGAGGGCCAGAGCGTTGATATGTACGAGGTGCATAAACCGCAGGTCCTGCAAACCAACTATTACGGCCAGACCAACTACAGCCGCGTGTACACCCAGGCTGACACCCAGATGCAGGCGGCATTTAAGGGGCCGGAGGAACTGGCGCAGTTCTGGTCCTCGTTTGTCCTCCATCTGTCCAACCAGATCGAGGCCGACCGGCGCAACCTTGCCAACAACCTGATGGCAAACCACCTCACCGGCATGACGGTCACAAGTCCCAAAAGCGTTATCTACCTGCTGGATGAGTACAACGCCCAGCAGGGCACCCAGCTGACGGTTGCCGACGTGTACAAAGAGGCCAATTTCCCCGGATTCGCAAAATTTGCGTATGGTCGCATCAACGATATTTCGCGCTTGATGAAGGAACGCACGATCAACTGGCACCAAAACTGGGAGATCGGCGGCAAAACTTACAGTATTATGCGCCATACCCCGTATGATCGGCAGCACCTGTACCTGTACAGCGGCACCCAGAGCCAGATTGATGCCCGCGTCATCCCCGAAGTGTTCCATGACGACATGCTCCGGTACCGCGACGCGGAGCAGGTCACGTTCTGGCAGGACATTAACGAGCGCGAAACGATTTCGGCGACCCCTGTTGTCACCAGTACCGCAGGTGTGGCAACCAAAAATGCAGCGGTGCAGCTGACCAACGTGTTTGGCTGCCTCCTTGACTGGGATGCAATCGGCTATACTCCGCGCCTGTCGCGCGTGGTCCCCACGCCGATGAACGCACGCGGCCTGTACACCAATTTCTGGTATCACTATGGCTGGAGCTGGTATGACGACTTTACCGAAAACGCCGTGCTGTTTTTGATGACCGCCGGTGACGTGACCGCACCCAGCGAGGCCCACGCGGCCAAAGCCAGCACCCTGAAAACCACCATGCACAAGGACGCGGACCCCTCTAAGTCCTGACCGGCACCGGCGGGGCAAATGCCCCGCCGGTTATTTTATAAGGAGGTGGACACAACATGCAGGCAGTATTTTACCAGATCAATAAGCGCTCAAACAGCACCAAGCTGCCCACCGGTGGGCGAACGTTTGAGATCAACCTAAAAAGCCCGTGTACCATCATCGACCCTGAAATTAAGATTGCCACGGAGAGCAACCCCACCGGGTACAATTATTGCAATATACCCATTTTCGGCCGGTATTACTGGATTAAAAACTGGACATATTCGGACGCACGCTGGATTGCATCGCTGACCGTTGACACCCTGGCAAGTTACCGGGACCAGATCAGCAGCGCAACCGAGTATGTGGTGAGATCGTCCGCCAAGTATGATGGCACAATTTCAGATGGCCTTTATCCGGCAACGGCTAAAGTGCAGAGCGTGACAACCGCTTTTCAAGGCGGGTTTGCCGAAACAATCAGCGGAGGCTTTTTTGTTATCGGATTTATCGCCAAAGCCGCCAACTCTATCGGAGCTATCACCTATGTCGTAATGACACCGGGAAACGCTAAAAAACTATCTGCAAAATTGCTGACTGATGTATCATATCTTAGTATTGATAACACCGAAATCAGCGACAATCTAACAAAGATCCTTTTTAATCCGTACCAATATATCACAAGTTGCAACTATTTTCCATTTGACAGCGCCGAACTCACCGCGCATTTACCGCTTGTTTCAAAGATAGATGTGGGGTGGTGGTCGGTGGATGTTCCCGGCTGGGTTTTGGGCGAAGATAACAACAACTACAAAAAATCGGTAAATGTGATTGTCCCAAAGCACCCCCAAGCGGCAGATCGTGGGGAGTATTGCAATGCTGCCCCCTACACAGATTACACTATTTTCCTGCAGCCCTTTGGAGTGATACCTCTTGATGCCTCCAAATTGTGGGGGGCTACAACATTATCTATACAATATGCGACAGACCTTTTCACCGGTGACAGCATATTGCGCATATTTACCAATACTAACCAGTTAGTGCACGAAACGACCGCAAAACTAGGTGTTTCTATTCAACTTTCAAATATTAATTTTAGTGTTCCTTCTGGCAATGGGGGCCTGCTGCAAACCGGTTTTGCTGCAGCGTTTGGGGGCCTCCAGGCGGCATTATCTGGCGGCACCTTATCAGATGTTGGCAACGGTATTCTAAATGCGGCACAAGCAACAAATGCAGATGTTGCAAGCAAAGGCGCTACAGGGTCCACAATAGCCTTTGATATGGCCCCCTATATGGTGGCCAGGTTCAAAATTATCGCGGACGATAACAACGCAGATCATGGCAGGCCCCTGTGCCAGCGTGTGCAGCTGTCCACGATTCCGGGCTTTATCATGATTGATGACCCCAGTATATCCTTGACAGCAACAGCCGCCGAGATCGACAGCGTAAAGAGCTTTATGCGCAACGGGTTTTTTCTGGAATAGGAGGTGCGCAACAATGGCAGTATATAAGCAATGTATCACCGATAACAACACAATCAGAGTTTCG